GGTCACCAGCGACATTGAGGCTGGCGAAGGTGCGCCGCCTGAGATGGAACAGATCGAATTCGAGCGCTCGCCTGAGGATTACGTGCATTGGCGCGATTTTGGGCATTCCCAAGCGCGTACCTGGGAGGAAGTGAGTCAAGTATGGCGCTGGGTGTACATGACGCGAGAAGCGCTGGTAGAGCGTTTCGGCGAGGAAACGGCCCGCAAGATCCCGCTCGACCAGGGGCCGGAGCCGCTCAACGCGTACAACGAGTCCAAGCGCGCCTATAACCGCGCCAAGATCTGTGAGCTCTGGGATAAAGAAACCCAGAAGGTGTACTGGTTTTGCAAGGGCATGCCGACGATCATCGACGTGCGCGATGACCCGCTGCAGCTCGAGGGCTTTTTCCCCTGCCCGAAGCCGCTGTACGCCACTACGACGAGCGATACCCTGGTGCCGGTGCCGGATTTTGTTCTGTACCAGGATCAAGCCATGGAGCTTGATATTTTGTCGGATCGCATCGATGGCCTGGTTAAAGCGCTGCGTGTTCGCGGCGTATATGACGCCAGCCAGCCGACGCTGCAGCGATTGTTAACTGAGGGCGACAACAATGCACTTATACCTGTTGATAAGTGGATGGCTTTCAGCGAGAAGGGGGGCCTTAAAGGCAGCATTGACCTCTTACCGCTCGACACTCTCGCCAACGCCCTCTTGCAATGCTACCGAGCCCGAGAAGATATCAAGTCGCAAATCTACGAAATCACGGGAATCAGCGACATTATCCGCGGGGCATCGTACGCATCGGAAACGGCGACCGCGCAACAAATAAAGGGCCAATACGCCGGTTTGCGGTTGCGCTCGATGCAGGAAGATGTGGCGCTTTACGCCTCGGAGCTGATTCGCATTAAGGCGCAGATCATGTGCCAGCATTACCAGCCGCAAACGCTGATGATGTATGCCGCGGTCGAGCAGATGACGCCGGCCGATCAGCAGCTGGTGCCGCAAGCCATCGAGCTGCTGCGCAACAAGCCGCTGCGCAACTTCCGCGTGGACATTGCTGCCGACAGCCTAGTGATGCTGGACGAAAACCAGAACAAACAGGACCGGCTGCAATTCCTGCAGGCATTTGGCGGTTTCCTGGCCCAGGCGCTGCCGGTTGGCCAGGCGAGCCCTGAGATGGTCCCGATGATGATGGAGCTGTTGCGATTCGGCATGCAGGCATTCAAAGCCGCGCGCCCGATCGAGGGCCAGATCGATGCCACCCTGCAGCAGCTTGCCGCCGCGGCACAGCAACGCGGGCCGGATGGTCAGCAGCAAGGCAAACAAATGGAGATCCAGGCCAAGGGCCAGATGGAAACATCCAAGATGCAGATGGAATCGGCGCTTGCCCAGGCGAAGATGCAACACGAATTGCAGATGGAGCAGATGCGCACCCAGGCCAAGATGGCCATGGAACAGCAGAAGATGGATTTCGATGCGCGACTAAAGGCAGTCGAGCTGCAATCGAAGCAGGCGGCCGATCGGTACAAGGCAGATCTAGATGCGCAAACGAAACTTATTGTCGCCCAAATGGGTAAAACCATGCCGCCGCCGACGTTCGAACAATGAAACGCACTTTCGTATACCTCGATGGCGAATTTGTGGAGCGAAAGCGCGATTCAAAAGGCCGCTATCACTATGTTATGCCGGACATTCAGCCATACAAGAGCATGATCGACGGCCGCATGATTACGTCTCGATCGGAGCATCGAGCGCATCTAAGGGCAAACAACTGTGTAGAAGTCGGGAACGAAGATCCCGCCAAACACGTTAGACGCGAAACGCCGAAAGACACTCGGCTCGAGCGGCTTAAACATATCGTCAACTCGAGGCTAAGTAACGACCAGGCCGATCGCCTGATTCGCCAGCTGCGTCAAGACGCCAATTTCACCAATCCCCACAGGAAAGGCTAATGAGCGACAACATCGAAACGTCAGAACAAACCAACAGCCAGGACACCACCGCGGCCGAGGTAACTGATCGCAAAGCGCTGCTCGAGCAGCAATTTGAAGCAGCGGAGCGCGGCGAGGAACAGCCGTCCGCTCGAGTACGGGACGAATCTGGCCGGTTCAGAGCCGCCAAGGATGTGCCCGCCCAGGAAGCGGCCCAGGAAGAAACACCGGAACCGACCGAGGCGCCCGTCTGGAAGCGCCCGCCCGCATCCTGGAAGAAGCAATTTCACGAACCCTGGGCAAAGGCCGATCCGCGCCTGCAGGAATACGTCTGGCAGCGCGAAGAACAGATGCGCGAAGGCGTCGAAAAGGTGATGACGAAGGCGCAATTTGCCGACGCCATGCAGCAAGCCATAGAGCCCTACATGCCGACCATCCAAGGCATGGGGTTGACGCCGGATCGTGCTGTGGCGGCGCTCATGGAAGCCGACCACAAGCTGCGTACCAGCGATCCGCAGACGCGCACCCAGCTCTTTTTCCAGCTGGCGCAGTCCTACGGCATCAACCTGGGCGGCATGCAGGCGCAGGGCGCGCAGCCTGGCGCACAACCTCAACAAAACACCGTCGATCCGCTGGTATGGCAGCTCCAAAATGAGCTCAACAACGTACGCGGCGAGGTGATGGGCTGGAAGCAGCAGCAGGAAATGCAGCAGAACCAGCAACTTTTGTCCGAAATCAATTCGTTCAGCCTGAAAGCAGACTATTTCGAGGAAGCCCGGCCGACTATGATCCAGCTCTTACAGAGCGGGATGGCCGAAACCCTCGATGACGCCTACGATAAGGCTATTCGATTAAATCCCGAGCTGTCAGAGCAGATTGCCCAGGCCCAACAGGCCGAAACAGCTGCAAAACAGGCGAAGGAATTAAACAAGGCTGCGAAAGCGGCCAGAGCAGCAGCGGTGAGTGTCAGAAGCGCCACACCCGGCGTAAACACGGCTCCCAAGGCGGCAAATCGTCGCGCGATATTGGAAGAAGCATTTGCGGAAACCGAGTCGCGTTTGTAATTAACTGATGAAGGAGTAACAAAATGGCATTTGCCAACTCAAGCATCAGCGACATCATTGCCACGACTATTCAGAGCCGTAGCGGTGAGCTCGCTGACAACGTGACGAACAACAACGCGTTGCTTCGTCGCCTCAAGGACCGCGGGAACATTAAGACGTTTTCCGGCGGTAACGTGATTTTGCAAGAAATCATGTACAACGATCCGACCACGAACAACACCAATTCCTATTCGGGATACGAAGTGTTGAACGTCGGTCAGAACAGCCCGATTTCCTCTGCGCAATTCAGCATTACGCAGTACGCCTCGGCTGTGACCATTTCGGGCCTCGAAATGATCCAGAACAGCGGCAAGGAAGCGATCATTGACTTGCTCGACGGCCGCATGGAAGTGGCAGAAGCGCAGCTCGCCAACCGCATCAGCGGTGACCTTTATGGCGACGGCACCGGCAATGCTGGCAAGAACCTTACGGGGCTTGCGGCTGCTGTGCCGGATGATCCGACAACGGGCACCTACGGCGGCATCAACCGCGCCGTGTGGTCTTTCTGGCAGTCGAAAGTGTTTGATGCCTCGGTGAGTGGCTCGGGCGTTGTGTCGTCCACCACGATTCAGGGCTACATGGACGCGCTCGCGGTTCAGCTGATCCGCGGCACCGACAAGCCGGATCTGATCGTTGCGGACAACAACTACTACCGCTATTACTTGCAGTCGCTGCAAGCCATCCAGCGCATCACCGAGTCTGGCTCGGGCATGGCTGGCGCAGGCTTCGCCTCGCTCAAGTACTACGGCGCCGGCATGGCATCGGATGTTGTGCTCGACGGTGGTATCGGTTCCTCGACCTACAATTCGGGCTCGGGTAACGCGAACCACATGTGGTTCCTCAACACCAAGTACCTGATGTTCCGCCCCCACAAGGATCGTAATTTCGTTCCGATCGGTGGCGAGCGCCAGGCCGTTAACCAAGACGCCATTGTGAAATTGATTGGCTGGGCAGGAAACTTGACCTGTTCGGGCAGCCAATTCCAAGGCGTGTTGATTGATTAAGGGGGCGCTTCAATGTCAATTTCTACTAGCGCATTGATCGGTGTGGCGCTTGATTACACCGACACCTCGCCCTCGTTTGCGACCGGCACGACGGTCAACTTGAACGATGGCGGCCAAGCTGTGTACGTGCAGGCGGCTTCGACGGTTTCTACCTACATGGCGGTTTCCGTCCGTGTGGATAACACCGTTGTTCCGCTCACCACGACCAACTCGGCGAGCAGCAAGGCCGTCGGCTTTGCTCAAACGTCCATTGCCTCAGCTTCGTATGGCTGGGTGCAGCTGGGCGGTAAGCCGCGTGTGAACGTGTTGATCGCCTGTCAACCCAATGTCCCGCTCTTCACCACCTCGACGGCTGGATCGCTCGACGATGCGACCGTCACGGCTGGTCTGATCGCGGGCCTGGTGGCGACGACCTCGGCTGCATCGGCGTCGGCTCCCACATGCGTTGCGGGTTATCCGCACGTGTTCACGGGACTCAACGCGTAATGCAACCCCTGGAGATCACGGTCCAGGCAGCGGGCACGGCAGAGGAGCTTTGCTCCAATATCCGTTCCGCCCTGGCCCGTGGTCTACCAGAATTGACCCTCGCTCCCATCAAACACGATGGAACCATGGTGCTGGTGGCGAGCGGGTGGTCGATGCCCGATTTCATCAATTCAATTAAGGCGCAGCAAGCAGTAGGGCGCCCGATTGTGGCCATAAAGGCCGCACACGATTTCCTGGTCGAAAACGGGGTAGAGCCGGACCTTTGGGTTAACCTCGATCCGCGTGACCGCACAAGCGGTATACAGCGATTAAACGACCATACGGTGTACATGCCGTCCTCGAGGTGTCCGCCATCCACGTTTGATTATTTGAAAAGCAAAAAGGTGCTGCTATGGCATTCCTGGGCAGAAGGTCCAGAAATGCAAGCGATTGGCCCAGGGAAACTGGCGATCGGCGGCGGCACCACCTCAGGGCTGCGCGCCATCAACATTGGCTACATCCTGGGATACCGCAAATTTGAGCTGTATGGGTACGACAGCTGCAACCGCGCCGATGGCGTTAAGCGGTTCACGGGCGACCTGGCAGGCCAAACCATCGATGTGTTTGTCGGTGGCCCAGACGGCCGCAAATTCAGCTGCAACATGGCCATGGCGCAACAGGCCAACGAATTTCAGAAGATTTATCAGGTCATGTCCGACGTAAGTATCAACGCTCATGGCCCTGGTCTGATCGCCGAGATCTTGCGCGTCAGACGCGAACGCAAAATGGCCGCGTAATGGCCATTCCTTCCCGCGTTCTCGGATCTGGCATTTCACAGCTTTCGACTGTTTCCATTTGTGGCGACGGCAACGCGGCAACAACGGCCGCCGGCACGTCCGCGGGTGACGCAACCGCGATTACGTACGTTTACAACAACGTCACCACAACGGGATCTGGCGCAGGCGTCAAACTGCCGCCGACCGAGATGGGCGAGCTGATTTGGGTAACCAATTCGGGCGCCAATGCGTTGACGGTGTATCCGTACGAAGCAACGACCCAAATCGACGGCGCATCTACGGCAACCGTTAACGTCGGCTGCTCTGCCGTCTTTGCGGCCGTGAGCAACAGTCAATGGGAAGGGCTGCAGGGCTACAATTCGGCGGTGCCGATTCTGCATTACGGCGCGTTTTCGGACACCACAACGCAAACCATTGCATCGATCAACACCGCCTATGCAATGACGTTCAACACCACCGACGAAGCAAACGGGGTATCGCGCGGATCGCCAACCTCGCGCCTGGTGGTAAGTGAGCAGGGCGTGTACAACATCCAATTTTCAGCGCAACTCGACAAAACCTCGGGCGCCGCGGCAGCAGTCCATATTTGGCTGCGCAAAAACGGCAGTAACGTGCCGAATACGGCAAGCAAAGTGGTTGTCCAGGGCACGGCTGCAGAGCTAATTGCCGCCTGGAATTTTGTTATTCAGCTAGAAGCGACCAATTATGTAGAATTGATGTGGTCCAGCGATGACAAAGACGTAGTTTTACAAGCGGCCAGCGCCACAAGCGTATGGCCGGCGATTCCCTCGGTTATTTGTACCGTTACCCAGGTCAACAACCTGTAACCCCAATCCCCACAGGAGAAAGGAAAATGCCTCTTGATAGCGATATCAACAACGCCGATGCCCAGCTGCATGTTGAGTTTTTTGCGAAAGACGCCGACCCCAACAAGGGCAAGGTGTATATCCGCATTCAGACGCCTGGCGACAAAACCAACATCATCGAGCAGCCGGCTCGCGACCATCATCGAGAGCGTTTCCCGCGGCAATGGCTGTATTACCAAATGCAGCAGAACCAGGAAGCGGCCGAAAC